GACGCCGATGGAAATACGAAGTTCGGCGACACTCCGGACGATACACACCAATTCACTGGGTCTGTTCTTATTGACGGAGATGTTTTCATCGTCGGGGCCATCTCCGCAAGCGCTATTATCGGCGGCGGCGCAACAACCCCAGATCTGCCGCTTACTTCTGTGCAATTCAACGAAGGCGGCGCATTCGGAGGAGATCCAAACTTTACTTGGGACCTTACAGCGAACGCCCTGACAGTTTTGGGAGATATAACAGCCTCCTCAAACATTTCCGGAGCATTCTTTTATGGCGACGGTACCGGCATAACCGGAATCACAGCGACAGCAGTACCAGCCGGCTCCAATACCCAAATTCAATTTAACGCAGACGGCATCACGGGCGCGGACTCCGATCTCGTTTGGGCGAGTGGGAGCAATGCCCTCACCGTCACCGGCGATATAACGGCCTCTTCAAACATCTCGGGCGCCTTCTTTTATGGTGATGGTTCTGGTCTTACAAATGTTGTCGCTTCGGCCACTCCAGCAGGATCTAACACGCAAATTCAGTTTAATGCTGATGGAGTAACCGACGCAGACGCAGACTTTACTTGGCTTACGGGAAGCAACACACTTTCTGTAACGGGCGACATTAGCGCCTCTGTTAATATATCGGGATCAGAATTTTATGGCGATGGATCAAATTTAGTGGACTTAAACGCCTCAAATATATCAGCGGGAACACTAAACAACGCAAGGCTTCCCGCAACAGTCAGCGTGACAAACGTGACTGCTAGTTCGTTGGTTTCTGCCAGTTTTCTATATGGCGATGGATCAAATTTAACAAATCTTCCAGCTGGTTCTCCTGGTGGCCTAGATACACAAATCCAATTTAATGATGCCGGCACCTTCAATGGTGATGCTGAATTTACATGGAATAAAACAACAAATACCTTGACCGTAACAGGAGACATTAGTGCATCTGTCAACGTTTCTGGATCGGATTTCTACGGCGGGGGTGCAAATCTAACAGACCTGAACGCCTCAAACATATCAGCCGGAACCCTAAATAATGCGCGCCTCCCAGCTACAATAAGTGTCACAAACATTACAGCCTCTGCGCTAGTTTCATCAAGCTTCTTTTACGGAGATGGGTCAAACTTGACAAATCTCCCATCAGCGGCAATAACAACATACAATAGTGCTTCCGCAGGGAGGGTTATAACCTCCGTCAACGCGACAACAGTCGAGGGCGAACCAAACTTAACATTTGATAATACGACTTTGGTGATAACGGGCGATGTCTCCGGTTCTGGAAACGTTTCAGGTTCGGCTTTTTACGGTGATGGCTCTAATTTAACAGGTCTCGCACGCGATTTCGGACCCAGCGCAACAGATCCAGTTGGTTCACCAAACGCAGGTGATTTTTATTACAACACAGTACTTAATATGACAATGCATTATGACTCATCGCGCACAAAATGGCTTTCGGCAGAAACCTCAGAAATTCATTTCGGAAGAAATGGAAACACCGGCGTCGGCGCCTACTATCGAGGTATAAACGGTAGATCGTATTCTGCGATACAGGGAAGGTACGCAGAATATAACGGAACCATTGTTTCGTTTTCTTATACGCGGGGAGACACGGACGCCGCAGTTTTTAATGTGACTTCTGGCGGAACGACGGTTTCATTTTTATCATCCTCAGCAATCGGGGGGTCAACAGAGACCCTAAGCGATGACTTCGCAGCGGATACAGTTTTGGGGGTCAGAAACCAATCGGCAGACGGAAATACAACAACAGATGTGCTCGGTGTAGCAAGAATGAAGTGGAGAATATAAAATGGCAGTAACACTAATTGCTAAAAACCAAACAGCAGGAGCCCTGGCTTTAACGCAGTTGTCCGTCCCAAATAATGAAGTTCCAGCGGGAGTGGGATCAACTGTCACTTTGACAGATTTTGCGACAGTCAATGAGATCCAAGATGACGTAGAACTCATCGCCCATATCACCGCTGGCGATGTTATTATTAACGACGGAACAACCGATCTAACTCAAGTCGAAAGTCTGGCAATTGTTCAAACTACCGCAGGCCCAACTCCTGGTGGAATACCAGAAGATTTGGCCATTACGAGCCTCTCTGCAAGCAGCTTCGTATCCGCCAGTGTATATTACGGCGACGGATCAAACCTAACTGGAGTTTCTTCGAATCCCGCAGGATCAAATACAGAAATTCAATTTAACGCAGACGGAGCTTTCGGCGCCGACCCGCAATTCACATGGGCTTCTGGAAGCAATATTCTAACAGTTACCGGAGATATCTCTGGTTCTGGCGCCATCTCGGGCTCCTTCTTCTATGGCGACGGCGGGAGCCTAACAAATCTTCCATCTGCTGCTATATCAACGTATAACACACCCGGCGCAGACAGAATTATAACCTCTGTCAACGCAACAACAGTTGAGGGCGAGGCAAATCTAACATTCGACAATACAACTCTGACCATAACCGGCGATATTTCAGGATCTGGTAACATTTCAGGTTCATCTTTCTATGGAGACGGCTCTAATCTAACAGATTTAAACGCCTCTAATATATCAGCCGGAACGCTCAATAATGCGCGCCTCCCAGCTACAATAAGCGTTACAAACGTTACAGCAAGCACTCTCGTCTCTGCCAGCGCGTTTTATGGAGATGGATCAAATCTAACTGGGATTATCTCCGAAGCTGCTGGATCTGACACCGAGATTCAATTCAATGATGGAGGAACCGCGTTTGGCGGGGATCCACAATTCACATGGAATAAGACAAGCAACACATTAACCGTAACTGGCGATGTGAGTGCTTCGGTTAATATTTCCGGATCAGATTTCTATGGTGGTGGCGCAAACTTAACAGACTTAAACGCCTCCAACATATCAGCGGGAACGTTGAATAACGCAAGGCTTCCCGCAACTATAAGCGTGACGAATGTTACGGCAAGCACTCTTGTATCCGCAAGCGCTTTTTACGGAGATGGATCAAACTTAACAAATCTCCCAGCCGGCAACGCAGCAGGATCTGATACTCAAATTCAATTCAATGATGGGACGGCTTTCGGCGGAGATGCAGAATTCACCTGGAATAAGACAACAGACACGCTAACTGTAACTGGCGATATTAGTGCATCTGTCAACATCTCAGGCTCTGATTTCTACGGCGGAGGGGCAAATCTAACAGATTTAAATGCCTCTAATATCTCAGCAGGAACATTAAATAACGCAAGACTGCCAGCTACAATAAGTGTCACTAACGTAACAGCAAGCACTCTCGTCTCCGCAAGTTCTTTTTATGGCGACGGCGCCAATTTAACTGGAATTGCAGCAGGATCAGATACTCAGGTTCAATTTAGAGATGCCGGCGGATTCGCGGCCGATCCTCAATTTACTTGGGATAAAACGAACAATATTCTAACTCTCGGCGGAGTGAGCGGCTCTGGAAACATTTCTGGCTCTGATTTTTATGGTGGGGGCGCCAACTTAACGGACTTAAACGCCTCAAATATATCAGCAGGAACTCTGGCAAACGCAAGACTTCCAACAACAATTAGCGTGACAAACGTAACGGCAAGCTCCCTTATATCTGCCAGTTTTCTTTATGGAGATGGGTCAAACTTAACCGGCATAGAAGTGCCCCTTTTGGTTGGAAACTCCCTTTTTGTTGATGGCATTAATGGAAATGATGGCACTGGAACTAGGGGCGACAAATCACAACCGTATTTGACGATATCCTCGGCAATTGCAGCTTCAATCGCGGGCGATGCAATTTATGTCACTCCAGGGGACTATCCTGAAACCTCTTTGGCAATACCCGCAGGCCGAGCCTTATTTTCGCAGGGAGGCTATGCACAAACCTCTATCGGCATAACATCCTCGGCCACGGATATTATCACAACAGTTGACGATACTTGGATCGAGGGATTCACTGTCCATGTTCCAACCGGCTCTTCAAATGCGGGCATCCGCTATACCGGCGGTACCGGTGGAACTATGCAGGCTTACTCCATGGCTTTTTCTGGCGATGGGGCTAGTGGGCAAGGGGATGGTTTCGTAAAAACTGGGACAGGCAAGGTAATTGGATCCGAAATTAGATTGGTTAAAGGCGGATTGAGTTCCATTATCAGGGTAGATCAGGGAGTCATGGCATTTGAATCGATTCATGTTCCGTCCGCCTCTGGTGATATCACAAATATCGCCCTTGCCGAAGGTACAGGCCGCGCCCAATTAATCAATTTTAACGCCGGGAATTCAAATGTTGTCAATGCAATGACCGTTTCTGGTTCCGCTACTGCAATTTGCCTAAGTGTAAATTGGGTTGATATCCAAAATGGGCTTAATATCCAGCAAGATGGGGTGAATGTGGAGATAAATGGCGGAAAGATCCAACATTCCGCATATGCTGTCACAATGAATAACTCCGAAACTTTCACCAGCGCATCAATCATCTCTCTGACAAATATCAATTCCCACCCCGATTTCAATTTTCCTCCGTCTGCTCTTAACGCTCAATTCGAGGTAAAATTCACGACCACGGCGGACCTTGATCACTATGCCGCTGAAAGCCTCTTCGGTACAAATCTTGAAATAGGATTTCCAGAGAAAGGGTCAGCCATCGCAGTTGGTAAAGGGTCTTCCTATGCATCTGGGATAAAAGTATATACCAGTGACGGAACAGATACTACAACAACAACTGGATCTTTGATTGATGTCACAACTTCGGCATCTTCGATTGTTGGTTCGCCATTTACTTTTCAGGGAGGATCACCCGATCATTGCATATATTTTGGTTCGACAAGAAAGGATGTAGATTCAAATCCACTTAAATATTGTGGGATCAATGTTGATACATCCGTTGGTTCGTTGACTGGTGCCTATGTATACGAGATCTGGAACGGGTCGGCATGGTCCGATATAGATTATCAATGCACTTCTGTGGATACTGGCTATCGGTATGCCAACAACCCATTTATGCGAACAGATAGCGAGGAATTCATCAGATTTGGACTCGACGACGATACAGCCTGGGCTATTTCTACGATCGGTGGCGATGCCGCATACTGGACCCGCTGTAGGATAGTTACCTCTGCTAGTCTACCACAGTTTGAAAAATGGTGGGTGACCCCAACACACCTTTCTATTAGTGAAGCTGGTGTGAGACAGTCACACGGTGGTGCTATCTGGCAGGTGGAACTTGGTGCTTCCGGAAATGTTTTTGGTGAATCTGGCGGAGTCGTCGGGGCTAATATCCTTGTCGGGTCAGGGGGTCTACCAACAGAGTGGACACAAAGAATGCCCAATTCAAATTTAAATGGATCCGGAGATGCTATCTATACCCAGTTCACACTCCCGCCAGGAATCAATACATCGCTGCCACTTAAATTTAAAATTATTTATTCTCTGGATAGTGCCGCCGCCGCCGTAACCTTCCCAACTGGAATTCTGTCGGTTATCCCGATTCAGGTCACCGGTGTCAATGTCGCTGACCCACTGGGAGGCAAAATTCCAACCCCCAGAACATTCGCGAATACCGAAACACTGACAGCCAAGGCCGCCCCACTGGCACTCTCTAAATTACTACAGCCGACCGGAGCTATCGTCGGTGATGATTTGAGTAACAGAATAATCTCTACTATTTTTTCTCCCCTCTCGATTGAGGAGTACTATGAGGACGATATCGTCGCTATACGCTTCGAGCTAGATAACCACGGCAGTCCAAATTATAATGTCAGTGTTTGGGCAATCATGATCGAGGGACACAAATTCACAGAAGGAAAGCCACGCTAATGGCAGGAAATTTTAATTTATTATATAGTCAAACATTTACAGCGACAGACACGATCGTTGTCAATCACTCTCTCGATAGATACCAGATGGGTGTTATAGTTTCCATTGGCGGTTCATCAGATAGTTCGGCACTTATTTCCTCTATTGATCTCGACCCCCTGGATCCGAGAAATTCCCTAACGATCACATTGGCCTCTGCTCAGACTGGGCTTGTCAAAATCGTCGATACGGACTACTCGTGGGCCAACATGCCAACCCCAGAAGAGAGCACCGAAGTTTCTCAATTAACATCATCCGTCTATTCCCCCGGAGGGGATGACACTCAGGTTCAATTTAATGACGGAGGATCTAATTTTAGTGGATCCTCGAATTTTGTTTGGCTAAAAGCCAGCAATACTCTATCTGTTGATGGAGCAATAAGCGGATCAGGCATCATATCAGGCTCGGCTTTCTACGGCGACGGAGGAAACCTAACAAATCTCCCCTCCGCAGCGATTACAACTTATAATACTTCCGGAAATGACAGGATCGTAACATCTGTCAATGCCACAACTGTACAGGGCGAAGCTAATCTTACTTTTGACGGAACGACACTCGCAGTTACAGGAGACATTTCTGGTTCTGGAAATATATCAGGTTCGGCCTTTTATGGCGATGGTTCAAGCTTGGCAGCCCTAAATGCTACCAATATTTCAGCAGGAACTCTAGATAATGCAAGACTACCAGATACAATAAGTGTCACTAACGTAACAGCAAGCACTCTCGTCTCCGCAAGTGCTTTTTACGGTGATGGCTCCAATTTGACTGGCATCGCAGCAGGGTCGGATACTCAGGTTCAATTTAGGGATGCCGGCGGATTCGCAGCAGACGTAGATTTTACTTGGAATAAATTAACGAATATTCTTACACTTGGCGGCATGAGCGGCTCGGGGAACATCTCTGGCTCGGCTTTCTACGGTGATGGTACAAATTTGACCGGACCCATACAAGAAAGCCTAGTAAATGTCAAAGGCGACCTATTGGCCGCGACAGCGGCAGACACAGTAGATCGTTTGGCCGTGGGCGCAGATACGTTTGTCTTAACTGCCGATAGCGCCGAACCCACTGGTATAAAGTGGGCTGCGGCCAGCGGCGGCGGAACACTCGATCATGCCGCGCTAACCAGCAATCTTACATGGGCCACTTCGGGACATACCGGTGCGGCAAGCAACCTCGCTGCCTTTACGGCAGGAGGCGCGGCCGATGAATTAACCGCCACAGAAGCCCGAACTCTCCTTAATGTGGAGGACGGCGCAGACGTTACCGACGCTACGAATGTCGCAGCAGCGGGCGCAATTATGGAAACATTGGCAGACGCTAAGGGCGACCTGTTGGCTGCGTCAGCGGACAATACAGTAACGCGACTTGCAGTCGGCTCTAATAATGATATCCTGACCGCCGATAGTTCCCAAAGCACTGGAGTTAGGTGGGCAACACCCGCAGAACCCGTATATGTGGATTACTACGATGCGGCCACAACGAGTGTGGGAACAACCGCTACTACCCTCGGCCTAGATAGATCTAGGCAAAGCAACGCGCTATTCGTTCTATCTTCTGATCAGGTGACCGTCCAAACCAATGGCGCCGGCGATTATTTTATTCGATACGATGTAACCTTTAGAGATATAGATAACAACAACAGGGAAATAGAGTGCTGGATGGAAATTAACGGCACGGAGGTTACCGCAACCCGTTCGGTGTTCTCACATTGGGATGAACACGGCCTCACTACCGACAACACCGCCGGCCGAAGCGTAATCATAACTCTGTCAGATGGAGATGTTATTAGGCTCAGGAGCGAAGTTACAAACGGAGTAGGAGGTTACACAACAGACACTGGCGGAGTCAGCCTACAGGTTCTCTCAATTGGCAGCAACGGGGCCCAAGGCCCAACTGGCGCACAAGGCCCAACAGGCTCAGGGAGTACAATCACCGTTGAAGACGAAGGATCAATCGTATCTGGCGGACCACACAGCAATCTTGACTTCGTTGGGGCTGGGGTTACTGCCACAGATGCTGGCAGCGGAGTCGCGACCATCACCATTACAGGCGGGTCTGCAAACATAGCCCAATACAGGCAAACCGGAAATTTAACCATCAACACATCAGCGACGACGGTGGTTCTTAATGCAAATGATTTTGAAGATTCGAACTACACCCGATCTGGCGAGAATATTACAATCAATACCGCAGGAGTCTATCAGATCTCCTATCAAGTATACTTCGCCACTAACGGAAACTTCCGCCGTTCCGTCGATGTCTGGGTTGAGAATAATACCGTAGAGATCGTGCCATCACGCGCATCATCCTACTCTCGTAATACGGTCGACGATACAGCGAGCAGCGGTGCGACATTCCTCGTCCAACTCGCTGCCAGTGATGTTGTTCGGCTACGCGCTCAATCTACAGGTACGAACGGCACCGCTGTTGGTCAAGGCAACCGGATGTGGATAACTGTACAATTTGTGAGGGCCCCCTAATGACTACTAAAATGATTTTCATCTGCTCCTGTGGGGCTATGTTCGACATCGATGATTCGACGGGCATGGAAGCCCATATAGACATCCACACGGACCACTCCGTCAAGGAATCTGTTGCTCACACTTCTGCGACTCCAACCACATTGGCGGAATTTCAAGATAGTTTGGTGGTTCAAATAAAGACAAAGCGAGATGACGATCGCCTAGAAAACGTAATCGTTGCAGAATATCCAGCTTTAAGTGGAAATTACTTTTCCTGCTCAACTAAGAGTCAGGATAATTGGTCAAAATTTGCAAGTCTTGATACGAGAGGATTAGTGACCTATCCGTTTTCGGTGACAACAAACGACGAAAGAGGAACATATACTGTTGCTGACAGCGCAGATCTGTCGGCAATTATGGGCACAGTATCCGCAGCCGTTTTCACAGAAAGGGGACTGGCACAGACTTATATTGATGCTGTTTTGGCCTCAGTTGACGAAACATCGGCCAATGCCGCAGCGGATCCATATTTAAATTTAAATTAAAGAGGAGTTAAAATGTCTAAAAAGCGTCCAGTGAATATATCAGTCACACCAAGAGGTAGGAATGATACTGCACAGAGAATGATAAAAAGATTTATGAAGAAAGTTAAGAAAGAAAAAGTTTTAGAAACTCATCGTGAGGGGTTACGATATAAAAAACCTTCTGAGAAAAGAAGGGAAAGAAAAAAGAGAAGAAAGCAAGTTCTTAAGAAACTTGCTGAGGAAAATAAAATAAAAGATAATTAGAAATTAAAAAACTAATTATAGAGTGAACAGGAGTTTTAATAAATGGCTTATTATAGAGCAGGATTACAAAATGTAGGGTCTTATCAGGTTGGGGGAACGCCATTTCTGACCGGAGGAGTCGTCGCTACCAGTACAGAGGCTAAAATAGCCTTTCCGAATGTAACAAAGAACATTCTAATTACCAATACCTCGGGAACCACCGGTTTACGAGTTCACTTTAACCCGTCAGCTACCTCAAATGTAATTTCAGGCCATCATTATTTTACATTATCAAATAAGGGAGACAATATAACACTCAATAGTAAGTGTACTGAAATTTATATTTCCCTAGAGATCCCCGCCGGCGCCGCAGGATCCTTTGAATTGGTCGCAGATTTGACAGGAATTAACGACAGCGAAATGTTCGCTTTAACTGGATCAGGACTTACAGATTGATTCCTTACAATAAAACGGTCATTTTGTATTTCGAAAGACTATTTATTTGTGAGTAAATCTATAAGGGAATATATATATGTCTTCATTACTAGAACAAGCAATAATTGATGCAGCCGCTTTAAAAGAGGCAGCCATTAAAAATGCTGAATCTGCAATTTTGAATAAATATTCAACCGATATCAAAGAGGCAGTGGAAAGTTTGTTGGAGCAAGACGATGAACTTGCCTTTGGCGCTCTCGGTGCTGAGGGTGAAATGGAATTATCTACCTCTCTGGAAGATAGTATTCCTCTTGCTGGGGCCCCACCCGAATCAATTGATGAACAAGAGATCGTATTAAGTATGGAAGAACTTAAAGATATGGCTGAAGCTCTCGCTGATGCAGAAGGAGATTTAATTGGTGAACCGTCACCACACGAAAATCTTGTTGATGATATGCAGGGTACAGAGCCACCTTCATCCAAAGAGGCAGAGACTTCATCTGTTCCTGTTGACGTAACCTTAGAAGAAGAGATAGATTTGGAAGATCTTGATGAGATCTTGGAAGAACTCATCGTTGATATTGTTCCTGAAAAAAGCGGCTGGGCTGGCACCCCCGAGCCCATCATGAACTATAAAGAAGAAATGGCTTTGGCGCAGCGCTCCGGAACAGAGGCGCTAGCAAAAGCAAAAGCATTGACACAGGCTGGAGAAAGACTTAGAGAGGCAAATAGAGACCTCAAATCAAAAAATACAAAATTGATAAAAGCACTCCAGATCTTAAAAGAAAGTTTTAATAAAGTTAATCTCTCAAATGCGAGATTAGTTTACACGAATCAGGTCTTAACAGACAACTCCTTGAATGAGCGGCAAAAAAAGAAAATTGTCGAAGCTCTGTCGAAATCAGATTCTATTGAAGAAGCAAAGGTAATATTCGAAACTCTAAAAAGCGCGGTGGGAAGTGTAACAGGTAAAGCACGTCCACAATCACTACGCGAGCACCTCGAAAGACCCTCTGCCACTTTACCTAGAAGAGCAGTCAGATCTGTTGAATCTCCGGAAGCGGACAGGATGCAAATACTGGCTGGAATAAAGACAAACAAATAAGGAGATTTTTAAAATCATGTCTATACTTAAAAAATTAACTGAAGGTATTGTTCGTCGCGATCTATCTAAAGAAGGATCTGCTCTTCTCTCCAAGTGGGAAAAGACTGGACTTTTAGAGGGACTCGGGAACGAACGTGCTAAATATGGGATGGCAGCATTGCTAGAAAACCAAGCGAAGGAACTACTTCGTGAGGCTTCTACTATGGCTGGCTCACCCTCTGGAGACGTTGAAGGTTTTGCTTCCGTCGCCTTTCCTATTGTCCGTCGAGTATTCGGCGGCCTAATCGCTAACGATCTTGTTAGCGTTCAACCAATGAGCCTTCCTTCGGGACTCATTTTCTTCCTGGACTTCACCTATGATCGTGCGCGCCTTGATACTCTTGCCAATACTTCGGTATACGGTGGTGGTGTCGTCGCTTCACAGATTACTGGTGGTGTTTCATTGGCTGGGAACCTCGCTGAACAAAGCTACTATGCTTTGAACAATGGGTATTCGAGCCCAACAGGATCCGCCAACTTCACATTGGCCGATTTTGCATCAGGTACAGTCGGCTCTGGAGTTCCAGGCGACTGGTCGGGCAACACAGCCGCCGGCATCGCTCTCGCATTGCATGGTGATCGCCTAGTCCGCTTCGATCCAGACTTGGAATCAGGCTCTTTTGCTTGTGTTTCAACTTTGCCTCTGGCAACCCTCACCGCCGGTCAGTTTAACATTAAAGATCTCGTCACTGTGACTCTTAACGATGCAGCCGGTGTTGTCGATGTTAATCAAGTCAGGCGCCTGACTCGTGATGACCCTGATACTGCTGGTTCTGTCTTACTGGTTAATGCAGGACTCGCATCTGCCAACGCCTGCGCAGCCGACCTTGTTTTACAGAATACAGCATCATTTGTTATTGATGACAACTTCGCCGCAATTGGCGCGGTTGGTTCTGTATCTGGTCTAGATACATGGGGATTGGAAAACAATGCGGCAATTCCAGAAATTGACATCAAGGTTGATTCTGTGGCTGTCACTGCGAAGACCAAGAAGCTCAAAGCGAAATGGACACCAGAATTGGCTCAAGACTTGAACGCATACCATAACTTGGATGCCGAAGTCGAATTGACCTCAATTCTGTCCGAGCACATCGCTCTTGAAATCGACCAAGAAATCTTGGAAGATCTCGTGAAGGGTGCAACTGCTGAAACCTTGTTCTGGTCACGACTTCCTGGTAAGTTTGTAAATCGCCAAACAGGTGCACCACTAATTCCAACTAGTGGGTTTCCTGACTTCACGGGTAATGTATCCGAGTGGTATGAGACTCTGATTGAGACCATCAATGATGTCTCGGCCCAAATTCACCGCAAGACCCTTCGAGGCGGCGCTAACTTCATCGTGTGTTCACCTGAAGTTGCCAACCTTCTTGAGTTTACCGCTGGATTCCGTGGTGCCGTGACTCACGATGATGATCGTGGTCAAGTTGGTGCTGTTAAAGTCGGCTCTTTGAGCAAGAAGTTTGACGTTTACGTCGATCCTTACTTCCCACGGAACGTTGTTCTCGCAGGACGTAAAGGCTCTTCTTTCCTCGAAAGCGGATATGTGTACGCACCGTATGTACCTCTCCAGATGACTCCAACAATCTTCGGTACCGAGGACTTCGTGCCGCGCAAAGGCGTCATGACTCGATATGCCAAGAAGATGGTTCGTCCGGATATGTACGGTCTGGTCGTCGTTCAAGATTTGTCATAACATAATCTAGAACATATTAACACAAAAAATACCCCTCTCCGTTTTTCGGAGGGGGGTTTGTTTATTTAGAAACTAATTAATGCGGAGGGACTATAAATGGCATTGCCAACACTAACACCAGCCAGCCAAATGAGTAAGGCGATCTTACCCATAACCGGAACAGCCGCCGATGTTGTCGCAACATTGCCGCTTGGTATATATACATCTAATGCTTTTCTTTCTGGCGCCGCTGATCAAGTTGCTTATACATATAAGAAATTGGGTGGCGATGTCTTAGACATTGAAATGCTGGCCGGAAATGTTTATGCAAACTATGAAGAAGCTGTTTTAGAATATAGTTATTTGGTCAATTTGCATCAATCAAAAAATATTCTCTCCAACGTTCTTGGACAAACAACGGGAACATTTGATCAGGATGGAAATGTTGTAACTGGGCCGACTAATGTTAATTTAAAATTCCCCCGCGTTACTTTCGAATATGAAAGAAGGGTAGCTGATAATTTTTCTTTCAACGCTGATGTCGGAGGAACAATTCCAATTTATTCGGCATCTTTTGAGATTACAGAGGGAGAGCAAGATTATGATTTACAAGCAATTATATCAGGATCGTCGGCTAGTGGCTTGCAGCCCAACGGCGAAGCTGCCCCATTCGCAGGCATTGTTGGAAATAAGAGGGTTATAGTCAAAAAAGTCTTCTTTAAAACACCTGCTGCAATGTGGAGGTTCTTTGGTTATTACGGAGGATTGAATGTTGTCGGAAACCTTCTATATTATGGACAATATACTGATGATTCTTCTTTCGAGGTAATTCCTGTATGGCAGAATAAATTACAGGCGAAGGCTTACGAAGACCACTTGTTCACGCGCCTATCTCACTATTCATATGAATTAAGGGATAATAAGTTAAGAATATTTCCTCAGCCACAACTGGTAGGCATATATAGATTTATGTGGGTTGAATTTTCAGTCATACCTGATAGTTGGGATGAGTCTTCCGATGTGGATACCGGAATAGATGGAGTTAATAATATTAATACTATTCCTTTCGATAATCTTCCCTATGAAAACATTAATGCGATAGGAAAACAGTGGATCCGAAGATTTGCTTTGGCCCTATCAAAAGAGACTCTTGGCCAAATTCGAGGAAAATTCAATCCCATTCCAATTCCAGGATCTGATATTACCTTAAACGCATCTGATCTCTTAAGTCAGGCCCAAAATGAGCAAGAAAAATTACGAGAAGAATTAAAAACAATTTTAGATGAGCTAACTTATGCAGAACTAGCTAAGAGAGATGCAGAAATAACAGAGGCAGTTAATGTGATCCAAACAAAAGTACCAATGTTAATTTTCCAAGGATAAATATATAAGTGAGCAGCAAAAAAGACCCATTTGATGATGATTTCAGACCTTATTTTCCTGAGGAAAAAAAGGATCCCGAACCTGTACTAAAAGAAATAACTTTTATGCCATCCACTATTGAAACGATTGATTATGCTCTTCATGAGTGGCTAGATGAGGAATTAAATATATTTTGCACAACAAACGAGGGGTGGAAAAAGGTTCCCCTTATATGGTCGATGCCAGAGAGGGCCTTCCAAATAAAAAGTAATAAAGAGTTGCGCAACCGGGATGACATTTTCACATTCCCAGTTATGAGTGTTGAAAGGTCTTCATTAACGAAAGACCCAACTATGAAGGGGGTTGTCCAAGCCAATGTTCCACGACGAAATGATGCGAAAGGTGGCACAATTACCGTTGCAAGAAGAATCCAACAGGAAAAGACAGCAAATTTTGCAAATAAAGGCGCCAGAAGAAGATTTAATCAGCAAACCTATCCTTTCAAAAATGAAAAAACCGTTTATGAAATAATGACCATCCCGTTACCCACATATGTTGTGGCAACTTATAAAGTTACGATAACAACAGAATATCAACAACAGATGAATGAAATTTTTACACCCTTTATCGTTAGTACAGGGCAAATAAATAATTTTTTCATAACTAAAGACGGTCATAGATTTGAGGGCTTTATACAAGGCGAATTCGGTTTAGAAAATAATATTTCTAATTTGGGAGAAGAAGAGAGAAAATTTCAAACTACGATAGATTTAAAAATATTAGGATATTTAATGGGAGCCGACAAGAACGACGATCAACCAAAAATCACAATTAGAGAAAATGCCGCTGAATTTAAATTTGTAAGAGAAAGAGTAATAATGGGCGATAAGAAGGAATATTAACAATTATGGCTGAAAATAAGTGGGAAAAACCATCAAATCCACCGCCGCCTCTTTTTCTTGGAGAAAAGGAGAGAAACCTTGTAAAACAAGTTAATGACGAGCTTATGGAGCGAGTCATTGGTCAAGCAATAACTTATTTTCCACTTTCTATGGAAAGAACGAATTTTCACCCTCTATATGGGGAAGCAATAGAAAAGTGCTTTCTGGCCCCTGTTAGAGTATATGTTCTAGTTGAGTTTGATGGCATAGGGACAATCACAGAAAACTATGGATTGGATAATACCTATTCTTTAACAGTTAGATTTCATGAAAGAAGATTATTCGAAGATCAAGACCTTTATGTGAGAGAAGGAGACTATATACAGTACGGCTCCTCTTTCTTTGAGATTGTCACGCTCACGGAAGAGAGAGAAATATTTGGACAAGTCGAAGCGAGATTTCAACTAAGTGCCAAATGTATCAAATCGCGGAAGGGGTTAATGAGTTTCAAAGTAGTTTCTTAGAATATTAATTGAGGCTTTCGCAATTCCGTGAACTATTTATTATGTGATAAAGTAATATAGATTTAGAGGAGAATCCCTTAGATGTCAGTTAAAAAATTTAAATTTGTGTCCCCAGGCGTATTTACGCGAGAGATCGACAATTCCCAACTGCCAGCAGTTGAGACACCCTCGGGCCCAATAGTTATAGGGAGACTGCCACAAGGCCCAGCAATGGAACCAGTAAAGATTGATTCTTTTTCTCAATTTGTTGAAGTGTTTGGCAATCCTGTTCCGGGAAAAGCAACAGGAGATGTGTGGCGCGTTGGAAACTATCAAGGTCCGACCTATGCTTCATACGCAGCACAGGCTTATTTAAGAAATAGTGCCGATTCTATGAGCATTGTTAGACTAGCTGGATTAGCTAGTGAAGATGTCGGTACAGGAGGAGAGGCCGGCTGGACTGTCCAAGGTGACGTATCCGCCTCGGTATTATCAAATGCCGGCGCATATGGAATGTACCTCTGTGCCTCGGGATCTGGCGCCAAGAATGCCTATCTGGCTGCAATTTGGTATATATATGACGGTGGAGCCGTAGGGCTTTCCGGAACTCTTGCAGAAGGAGGCACCCTGACTGGTGGTGTCGGTGGACTAATCGACCCATCAAGCGATATTGGCTCTTCAAAAGGCCCAGATTATCAGGCTTATATTAAAGACACATCTGGCGCCGAAGTTTATAAGACAACCTTTAACTTTGATCCTTCTTCTAGAACATTTATTAGAAAAGTATTTAATACAAACCCCCAGACACTAGGCGGTGTTTTGCCGGCCGGCTCTTATAACCTCGGGGAAAGTGTTTATTGGCTCGGAGAGACTTATGAGTCCTTCATCCAAAAGCAACTTGATTTAGGAAATCTTGATGATAGCGCATATGGTTTGATAATGCCATTCGATAAAGCGGCTAAAGCAGACTATACTCAAGATTTTACAAAGGCAAAAACAGGTTGGTTCTTCTCACAAGATCTATCAACTGCAACGGGATCCTATCTGCCACAGAATATGCAGAAACTATTTAGACTTCATGCAACAGAACCTGGAAAATGGGTTCAAGATAATATAAAAGTTTCCATTCAAGGTCTCACTTATTCAAGAAGCACAACTGGCGCAAACAATTATAGTTCGTTTACCGTCGTTCTTCGCAAGGTAGATGATACTGACAAAGTTGTTAAAATTGTAGAGCGATTTTCAAATGTTAACTTAAATCCGTTATCAGATAATTACATTGCAAAGAAAATTGGTGATAGGTATAGCGTCTGGGATCAATCAGTAAAATTAATGAGAGAGTATGGAGAATATTCGAATGCATCTAAATATGTAAGAGTAGAAGTTAACGATACCGTTAGAAATGGTATCGCAAATGCGGATTTCCTACCATTTGGAGTAAACGGCCCAGACAAATTTGTAGATGTTGGTGTCAGCGCGTCTATCGATCCTGCAACGATCGTAGAGGATACGACAACTTCACCAGATAATCTGTCTGGATCGTCGCCAGGAAATACGATTGCCACGGGCTCGACTATTACTTCATATGCGGCAACATTAAAATTCCCAGAAATGATACTCAGGAATTCATCTTCTGCCGGCAATTTATATGCCGAAACGGATGCCTATTTCGGCATGACAGCCGCGCCTTATTTAGAGAATTCAACATTGGCGTATGCCAGTTCCGTCCCCGGAACCGGATATCCAGATTATGTATACTCTCTTCCAGCCGGCGTGACCGACGCAATGGTAGAGCCAATGTGGAGATTTTCGTTAGATGATGTGGTCCAGCCGCTTGGTAAAAATTACGCTCACTATTCAGCTTCAAGTAGAGCAGCGGGTACCTCGTATTCCGCCACAGGAAGCTGGAGAGACGTTATAGACTCTGGATGGACTCGTTTTACCGCGCCACTATACGGCGGGTTTGACGGACTAGAGATCATAGAAATCGAGCCGTTTAGGAACTTCTTGCTCGATGCCGATTCAAATAGAAATACCAATTACGCAATGAATACACTTAGGACCGCTATAGAAGTTATCGCGGATCCCGAAACAGTTAATTGTAATATGGTAACTATTCCAGGCATTACTAATACAAACATTACAACAAATCTTGTTGAAACCTGCGAAGACAGGGCCGACGCACTAGCACTCATCGACATTCCCGAAGTTTATACACCATTTACTGAAACTTCCGCAGCATATTCCGATCCTGCTAGTCGAGCGGGAACCGTCTCTCAAGCGGTTTTGAATTTAGAAGAAAGGCAAATTGATAGTTCTTACGGATGTACTTACTACCCTTGGGTCCAAATTCAAGATACTGTTACCACGAATAATCGCTTGTGGGTACCCCCTTCTGTTGTCGTCTTGGGGACGCTCGCTTCCTCTGACGCAGTTTCAGAAGTTTGGTTTGCACCAGCCGGCTTTAATCGCGGCGGCTTATCTGGCGGTTCGTCAGGCTTGCCTGTTTTGAATGTTAGTCAAAGATTGACTTCAAAAAATCGTGACACACTTTACGATGCGAACATTAATCCGATTGCATCTTTCCCGAATGAGGGAATCGTAATCTTCGGACAGAAAACTCTTCAAGTAACACCGTCTGCTTTAGATAGAATTAATGTTAGGAGAATGTTGATTTTTGTTAAGAAGCAAATATCCATTTTTGCCAACACTATCTTATTTGACCAGAATGTCGAAGTTACTTGGAATAGATTCAAGGCACTCGCAGAGCCGTTCTTGGCAAGTGTAGAAACAAGACTGGGCTTGAGTGATTACAGATTGGTTTTGGATAATACAACAACTACACCAGATTTGGTTGATCGTAATATTATGTATGCCAAAATTTTCCTGAAGCCCGCCAAAGCAATCGAGTTTATCGCACTTGATTTTGTAATTACAAATCAGGGTGCAGGTTTTGAGGATTAAAATGGAAAAAACAACTATATATAATAGAATGGGAGATTTTAATTATGGCAGGTGCTAAAGAATTTTGGACAAGCGCGGAAGTCGATCCGAAAAGAAAATATAGATTTAAAGTTGAACTATCTTCTGGGGCCGCAACAGGAACTGCCCTAGAGACTGCTGGTGTAATTTGGTTTGCGAAAACTGTCGATAAGCCTGAAATAACCATTAATACTGGTGAAGTTAACTTTATGGCCCATAAATTTTATTATCCTGGTACAGTAGAGTGGAATGAGGTTAATCTAGTACTGGTTGATCCCGTTATGCCAGATGGTGCACGAGCAACCACTAAATTGCTTGAAAATATGGGCTATCTTGGTCCTAAAAATGCCGCTGTAAATCCCTCCTCTCCCTCCAAAATACATGCTTTCCGAGTTATAATTTCTCAAATTGATTCAGTAGGAAGTGAAATCGAAAAGTGGACACTAAATAACGCAATTTTGACAAAATTGGGATTCGGTGACTTGGATTATACTTCTGAAGACTTAACGGAAATTTCTATGACATTTAGATATGATTGGGCTGAATTGGAAGCCGGCGGAAGCACGGGTATCTTCGGCGGAAGTCAAGGGCCTGTTTAAGGTTTTAAAATTTTAAAATATAGCAATATAAACATAGAGGTGAAAATTGGCTAGAAATACTAAGGGGAGGCTCGGCAAAGACCTAGAACCTTCAACCCCTTCAACTCCTGACTCTGTTGCAGCGCTGACAGAGGGAGGACTTAATTTTGCAACACCAACGGATTTTGTGGAATTACCATCGCAAGGAAGGTTTTATCCACCTGATCATCCTTTGAGTGGTGAAGAAACAATTGAAATTAAATATATGACTGCAAAAGAAGAAGACATTTTATCTTCTAAGACACTTATAAAGCAGGGTGTCGCCCTAGAAAGACTCCTTAAAAGTATTATTATTGATAAGAGAATCAGGCCAAGTGAGATGCTTACCGGAGATAGAAATGCAATATTGATTGCTTCTCGAATAACGGGTTACGGGCCAGAATATAACACAAAAATAAGCTGTCCTTCGTGCATGCAAACTGGAGATTATGAGTATGATCTTTCGGAAGTGGTGGCAGAACCGATTCAGGACGATGAAGAAGTCACCTGGACAGAAGAAAACACAATGCTCATCAATTTGCCTTTGACAAAAATAGAAGTCGAAGTAAAACTATTAACTGGCAAAGAAGAAATGCACCTAGCTAGACTTCAGCAGTCTAAACAAAAAAAGAAGTTGTTAGAAACAATCTTAACAGATACACTTAAGACAATCATAGTTTCTATTAATAAAGATTCTTCTAAAAGTATATTGGATGAATTCATCGGCGGAGTCCCGGCAAAAGATCTCCATTATCTGAGGGCGGTTTACGCAAGAAATACTCCCAATATTGATATGTCACACGACTTTGAGTGTGATAACTGTAATTATCGAACGGTCCTGGAGGTGCCGTTTACTACGGACTTTTTTTGGCCTAAGTGATGAATACATAAAAAATGTTTATGAAGAATTCTTTGCAATGAAATATTACGGAGGGTGGAGCTTTATGGAAGCTTACAACCTTCCCATCTTGATTCGCAGGTGGTTTTTAAAGAGACTTGCAGAAGAAATTCAAAAAGAAGCAGACCAAATGAAAAAATCCCAGAGATAAACTATATTTCTTGGATTTTTTACTATTTAGAGTAAAGGAATATTTTATCATGGCCAAGAAGAATATATCGGGAACAAAGCAATCTGTCGCGCTGTGGACGGATATCGATCCGTATAACTATAATTCTAGCATCCAAGAACCGGTTCAAAAATTTAAATTTGTTGTTGATTTATTTCTTTACAAGGGCACCATCAATAAGGATGGTACTATTTCAAATCCCAAGCAGTGGCGACCAGCCCAACATTTTATTAAGTCCATCGATCTCCCTACTACACAATTGGGTACCTTTGAGAATAAAATGGGTGGTATGAACACAAGCGATTCAGTTTCTCTCCATGCTCAGGACGCGAAGATCGATGATCTTACTATTACCTTTTATTTAACAAGGGCTCTGGCATTATCTTTGAGACAAACTTATTTTACTTATTATGCGGCATTCAAATCAAAGGACAATACTGGAAAGCCGATCGGTAAGTCGGCGCCAGTTATCTTTCAAACCGGAGGAATGGGCACACTAACCGTCCAAGAATATTTCAGAAGAAAATCTAGAATAGTCGTAACGTTGATTAGTTCGACAACGACAGCGAGACATTTCGATCCCGTTGTCGCCACGGAACGAGATGAACTGCCAAAACCTTTCTTCCGGCCTGGGGTTACTTCAGAAACAACTCAGATTACTTATTATAATATAACTCCCATAAGTTTAGATTTAGGCGAGTTAGCATATGGAGATTCTGAAATAGTAGAAGCTAAAATGGTATTCAATATCGGGGCTTTGGGAATCGGTGCAGAAGAAGAAACAACTCTAATAGCAGACCCGAACGCCCAAAACGGCGGCATCGGCGTCGGCGTCGGCGCAGGAGCCGGAGGTGGTACCGATTCCGACGCGGCCGAAATAATTGTAGTACCCCAACCCACCGGCACAGATGAATCATAAAATAGGAAAATAAATTATGGAAGAACAAATTTTAGAAATAGATTTAGAAGAATTGAAAAAGAACCAAAACCAGCTTAATGAAAGTTGGTTGGCTATGTATGGAAATGTTATTGAAATGATCTTAAAAGAAATGTTTGGGATGCCAATTTTTGGATCTTCAAGCTATATAAAGGGGAAACCCCAAGATGTTCGTGACTTTGCCAGAGCCGTTGGAAATGAAAAGAAGTATGTCCAAATGGCGAAAGAATATGGATTAAATGATCCAAAAACTTATAAGCAAAGAGGCAAGCTTCAAAAGGCGATTCAAGGATTTGAGAAGAGAACAGGGATTAAGTGGCCCTTTAAATAGAGGGAACAGGAATTTTTTAATTAATGGCAGACGACGATACCAAATCAATAGACGAAATTAACGAAGAGTTGGACGCGACTCGAAAGTTAATCGCGGCAGAGACAGAAGAAACCGAATTAAAGAAAGATCTTATCCGCCGTCTTAAAGAATTAAAAATCCTGCAAAAAGAATATGCAGAATCTATCGGTACGACGGTGGAAGGTCTTAAATCCCAAGCCGAAGCGCTGGACGCCTCAACCGAAGCGGGCGCAGGTTTAGCTGGGGGCCTCGGCAAACTTATTGGGATTAATAAAGGTTACAACGATACTCTTGCTGGCCAACTAAGCGCCACCATGGCCAGCACAGTTCAGCAAGGTAAATTTAAAAAACAGTTGAAGGCAACTTTTTCTCCCGCGAATTTAATAAACAATGTCATGCAGAAAATGATACAATCATCTGCGGATTTGGCCATCTCTACCGATCGCGCCATGGTAAACTTTAATAAATCAACTGGCGCCCTAAGAATGTATCAACACCAGATGGTAAATCTTGAAAAGGAGCAATTTAGAAATAATATTACCATAGAAGATGTGGCAGAATCATATGGATCAATGGTTAGAAATGTGGGCAACTTGCATACAATGTCCGAAAAATCTCAAGAATCCCTAGCCCTCACAACGGCTACCTTACAAGAACTGGGCGTAGATGCCGATACTACTACATCAAATATTAATTCTTTAACAATGGGTCTTGGAATGAGTATGGAACAAGCCACAAAAACCCAACGAGAGATGCTTGTTTTAGCTCAGGCCATGGGAAAGCCTCCATCGGAAATGGCGAAAGAATTTAATGCATCATTGCCAAGACTTGCAGCTTTCGGAAATAAAAGCGCAGATGTTTTTAATAAAATGGCAAGGAACGCCAAGGCAGCAGGAATATCCGTTGACGCGATGTTGAGAATCACAGAGAAATTCGACGAATTCGGATCCGCCGCCGATTCGGTTGGAAAGTTGAACGCGGTTCTTGGTGGTCCTTATCTTAGTTCATTGGAAATGTTAAGAAAAACCGATCCTACAGATAGAATGAAAATGCTTTCAGACGCCACCAGACAGGCGGGAAAATCATTTGACACAATGGGTTATTATGAAAGAAAAGCAGTCGCAGATGCAATGGGTCTTTCAGATGTCAACGAACTGGCCTTGGTTATGGCTGGAAAATTTGATCTTGTTGGAGATAATGTGGCGAAAACCTCATCAGAAATTGAAGCTCTGGCGATGCAAACTCAAGAATTCAATACTGTCGCTGATGTTGGAAGACAGGTGATGCGTATGTTTGCGGTTCAAATGGGCCCAGTTATTATGGGCATAAAGAAAATGCTGGGTGGCTTCATTCAATTAGTTAATTATTTCCCCGTTGTTAAAGTGGCCTTGAGCGCGCTGGCACTTGCGTTCGCGGCGGCAATGACAGCCATGGCCGTCTCCGCCGCAATTGCCAGCGGCGGCGTCTTCGCCGTTTTCCAGGCAGCCACTGCTGCTATCTCTGCACTCATCGTAGCCATGGCGATGTTGTATTCTTATGTGGGAAATTTGGGAGATATTTTTGATAGCACTAACTTAGCAATGTCAGCGCTTAAAGTGGGGTTACTGCTTATAGCCTCCGCCATGATGCCATTATTCGCCCCTATATACGCCCTCATTCAAGTATTTGTATATTGGAATGAGATAATGGCTTATATCGGAGAGATCCTCGAACCTTTACAACCCCGATTTAAGGAACTCACTGAGGCTTGGAATGAAATGACATGGAGTGCCGACACGGGCGCAGGAGTATGGAAGGCAATAGGAGCATTTTTTGTGGATGTTTTAGCCGACGCAATTCTTACTGTTGGAACTTATCTTATTGATCTTGCTGAGTACATTACGAT